TCCTGGTCGCCCCGATCGTCGTCGACTTCGACGGTTAGCCCGTCAATACTCAGGGGTACACGCGTCTTAATCAGTCGCGCGGTACCGTTGCCGTTTGCCTGGACTTCGTTTTCGAAGCCCCCTAATTTACGCTGCGCTTCGGCGTCGGCCGCGACTGGAAATTCGCGACCGTCCAAAGTTACAGATTCAATCGATCCACCAACTGCCATTGTCCTATCTCCTTACGCTACGACCGTGGGGGTTCCGAAAAAGAAACCGAAGTTTAAATCGACGCTAATAGTATTCGAGTTGCCCGCCAGTTGAACCGTAGTAACGACGTTTAGGCGCTTGGGGTTACCGGCGTCGATTTCCGCGAAGGTGTTAGCCTTGGCGGTCTCGGGGTCGCTGATAATGGCGTTAAGCCCCAGGCTATCGAGCATTGCCGAAACTGCCGCTACTGCCGTCTTCGGCTTCTTAGCGGCCCGGTTTACAGTAGGCTGGTCGTCTGGAATCAGCGGGGCGCCGTCCCACTCCGCAGTAGCGAAGATAAGGTCCAGGTTGAAAATGATATTTTGCAATTTGACAATATCAACCACGAAACGATATGCCGGGATAGGGTCGCCGGTCGGGTGGAAAAATGTAACTGTATCGGACAGATTGATAACGCCGTCCTTAACCTGAATCGACGAACTGCCTTTCTTAATCGCTTCGTCCCGATCCGCAAAGGTCCACTGGTCGCCGTCGGCGCCCGGCGTAAGCCCGGTGGCGTTCTGGCTGCCATAGTCCTGGGGCGGGTTGTTATTTGCGACCTTAACGATACGGGCGAGCTGGCGCGCGGCAACGACGAATGGCAGATCGTTAGAACCTGGCGCCACCAGTTGGCCGTTAGTGCGGTCGGTCTTACGGGCGTCGGATATTGTGGTCGCGTTCGCTACCGTGGTCGCGGTATTGCCGGTAAATACGACGGTAGGTTTACGCGTTAGCGCGCCCCATCGACCTTCCCCGAATACGTCATATTTGCCCAGGGTGGTCGTATCCACAATATCCAGGCAGTTAAGGAACATCGATTCCCAGACGTCGCCAACCTGCGCGAGCGCTGCGTCGATATCGGGGTTAACCAAGCCGCCGATATGTTGCGTAACGGCGAAAGTAATACCGGTATCGGTAGGCCCGATTACTTCGAGGAAAATATCGTTAGCGCTGGTACCTTCCCATTTAGACGTAGTATCGATACGGTCCGGAGTAGTAGCAGCGGCCGACGTAATCGGTAGGTCCAGGACTGCGGCGACTGCGGCGGCCATAGCTGCAGTAATATCTGGCAGGCTATCCCCGATAGCAACGACGAACGGTTCCGAACTGATATTGTTTACCTTAATGGTAAAGGAACCGGCCTTCGTTACGGTACCGGTCGGGGCGATATCACCGGCAGAAGCTACACCGCTCGCATCGTCCACCAACGGATAGAACGTTACAGGAATGGTGCCGACGCCGTCGCCGTTAACGGGGAACAGTTGTTTAGCGGCCAGGTGTAACGGCGAGCCGAAACCATAGTCCGCAGCAACCGAAGCCGCGCTCGTGTGTTGTTTTTTGGTGGTAGAGAACGTCGACGCCGTGGCGCCCTGCCCTACTACGGCGACCCGCTGCGGAAGAAACAAAATGCTCCCGGCCCGCAGGTCTTTGAAAATCGTTTTGATGCCAACGACCCGCGCTACCGCGGAGGCGTCGACCGCATCTGAAATTGCCATATTGCGACCCTCTAATTAGCTACAAAATTGGCGACGGGGTCGCCGTTCGGTTGGTCTGTCAAAATCCCATCGGGGGATATGAAAAGTACGGTCGGGCTATTTATCGCCACACCGTTGATTATAAGCTGATCGCCGGAGCCGTCAACCGTGCCGACTTGACCGTTATTTACGGTTGCAGTAAGCAATCCAAACGGGGATAGGTATACGGGGTTGTTATTGGGAATTGCAACGGTATCCAAGGTAACGACACCGGATACAACTGCAACTCGTGAAATTCCGGGAAACGAAACGTCCCACGGTATCGCAGTCGACACTCCTGTCGTAAAATCGTTTTTAGCAATGACTTGAGGCACCCCCGAGAGAGGAGATTCAACAGTCCCTAGTATTCGGCCTGTGTTGGGGTCGATCGCGCACCCGTCCGGTAGGTCCTGCGCGACATAACCTTCCGCCCCCGAAAACTGCGTGGCGATGTCTACCAAGTCGCCCAAACGGCTAACCACTGGGGTATAGGGTGTTATTAATTCTGGATCGTTTACAATTGCGGGGACTTGAAAAGCATCGTAGCTAATTACAACAGGTTGCCCCCCAGAAAATCCGCCCAGAAATACCGACTCGGCCCAGCTTGGTACCTGTCCGAACTCATCAACAGACACTTGTGAAATATCCACCCCGCCGACGTCAGGATCTGGGGTAGATATTACGCGCGTAACCTGTACCGGACCCTCTATTCCGTATGGAATATCCCAAGTTAACATTTTACTTTGAAATGCTGCGCCCTCGTTCCTACTAAAAGTAGTCATTTCGGAATTTCGGACGCGTCCATTATATACCGGGCTTGTTTGCATATTAAACGGCATAGTTAACCGTTGCGATATCATTGTGACCTCGGACTGATAGTCCATCGCGTTTGTATTACCCACGATATCGGTAAAAAAAACAGCCCCGGTTTTGTCGAATGATATATCGGTAGGACCATCCCCAAAAGACGCTCCCGACATTAAAATTCCCACCATCAAATCGTCACTAACAAAAGTACCTCGACCGGCATCTCCAAAACTTGCGTAAATTTTATCATCGACAGGAGACACCCTTAAAGCGTGAATATGCTTAACCTGAGTTTCCCCAGGGAATAAGTCCACTACATTAATTGCTTCCCAAGAATTTCCGTTGTTAATCGAACGATACATCCACGCTGTACCAACGTCCGCAGTTAATGACTGGTTGTAAGGGGCTGTGTATAGAGTACCGTCTTCTTGTTGCCCCCAAGCCCACTGGCGCCATCCGAAATCTGCGGCGGGCACGGACGTATCCCAAGTTATGACAAGCCCCTGTTTGCCCTCTGGAGTTACCCTACGTAACCCGGTAGGACTCCCATAATAACAGTTACCCGCACGGTCCCGAGTTAGCACGATGTAGCCCCCAGTACCGGGGATATCTAGCGCCGCCCATACGACGAAGGTTACACCGCCGTCGACACTAAAACCTATGCGATCATAGTTTAGGGTTTGAGGGTTCCACAATAGTGCCCAAATGTTCCTATCTTGTCCGTAAAAAGGTAAACCGATATTATTAAGCGGGGTTCCGTGGTCGATTATTGTGGTTAATGCGGCGACCTCCGCGTCGTCACCAACGTTGTCATAAAATCTAAAATTTTTGATTCTCCCCGCAAACCCAGTAGTTACGTCGGCGAGGCGGTTAACCCCAAAACGCAGAGTGGAATTGGATATATCACAAGGGGTAGTGTTGGTTGTATTTTCTTCCGGACTCTTAAGTCCATCCCCCCACGCAAAAGCCCCAGAGTCCCATTGAAACCCGATACGCTGTACAGCTCCCGCAAAAACATACCTAGAGGCGAATTGGATATCCCCTTCAGAGTTAACGCGACGAACCCTAGGTACCGAAATATCAAACCGATCAACTGCACCATCGGCACTGATTGCTGACGCGTTCAGGTTATATTGCTGGGCACTCGCGGCAATAAGGTCTACCGTTATTAATATGTTCGTGTCGCTCAAACCTGCAGGTAAGGAATACGAAGCGAACGCAGCATTTCGCAACACCGCAACCCCTTCGACAACTATCGGAGTGGTGACCCCCCAAGCGCTACCGGCCGCAGCACTTTCTAATTGATTCAGCACCCATTGTATTTTAACTCCCGCAGGCACTATAATTTGAAATTCATCTGCAGCGTCTGGAATTATACTCTCGCTAACATGACGGACGAACTTATCCGTTTTTGCAATGGTCTGGAGCCCGTTACCCCCTGTCAATTGGAACGTGCATCCCGCAGCGAACGCCCTAGAAAACAGGCTGATAGCCGACGGATTAGTCGAGCCAACCTGTCCCGAAATGGTAACGGTTTGCGGCAAATTTGTATTATTCTCAAGCTGAAAAGCATGGCCGTTGGGGCAAATATTTTGGAGGCCTGAACTTGAGAATAATACCGGTATGGAAGAAAGTATACCTCCGGTGGCAGCTACATTATCTAGACCTGCGGACGGGTCCGCGTTGTTATTAGTGCATACATTGGTTGCGCGTGGTTCTGTATATAAACCTTCAGACGTGTAACTGGGGACCCCCGAAGTGTGCAGTTCATAAACACCGTCAGCGTCCGGATACCAAGCGTCCCCCGACCGGGTGAACGTAACTGCTGGGTCGTCACTCGTCAGAGGGACATCAATAATTAAATTAGCCATAGTCACATACTAACTCAGTGGATAACTGTAATCAGCTTCGAGGACAATTTCGCCGTCTTCTGCCCTGATTACGTCGACCGATAGCAGCTCCAATGTTTCTGGGACTACCTGCGGGCTAAACTCGTTGAATTCTACCCTAAAAGCAAGCCGCGCGCCTACTACGTGCGGGACAGTGTGGCTATCTAGTTGGGGCTGGAAAATGGTAATAGACTGCGGCCAGCGAGACCACACGAGGCCGCGAAGCTGCAGGTAGGTATTTTCGGCAGCCATCAAAATATTACGGACCAGGCGTAACGCGCGATGCACTTCGAACGCTGCTTCCCGATCACCTGGGATATGCCCCGTAGCGCCGTCATCCTTCGAACGCCCGTACCCGTAGCAATCAATATTATAAACGGTTTCGGTTTTCTGCCGCTGCATTACGTTGCTGGCCTTCGGGTCGTAGTTCATGTTATCGACCCAAACGTTAACGAGGGGGCTATCGTCGAAGCCCGCCTTATTCGGGTCGAGGAACTGTTCCCAAGGGTTCGATCGCTCGGTAAAAATTCGGAGCTTCCAGTCGGCGGGATCCTTCGCGGCCAGGGTAGCTAGCGCCATCTGGTTAGCGACTTCGACCACGAGAATCGCGGCTATCTGGTCCCGGATAATTTCGACGTTATCCTGCTTATCTATTAGCGTCGCTAAAACAGTCATGGCGTATAGATTTCCAGGAGCATCGTAATCAGGCCGATAGCCCGGTCCGGGTTCGACTGGGCGACCTTGAACGTATACGAGGCGCCGTTAATATCGTCGAAAGCTACGAGCCAGGGTTTACTAGCTGCGTCGGCGATACCGACCGGCAAACCCTTGCCGGGTAGTTTCTCGCTTATAAGTGCGGTACGTATTGCCACACTTGCAAGCCTGCCACTTACCGCTTGTCCCGTATCGGGGTCTATGACCTGGGCGATATCATCGGAAAAACCGGTAAGCAGTCCGACGGTCCCGTCGGGTGCTGTTAAAATAATGGGCCAGCCGAAGCCGGTAACGCCATCTTCCAGGATGGTGCCGAGGTCCTGTTCCGCTATCTCTCGAAGGCCCATTATTCTTACCCTTCGACCACGTAGCCGGCTTTATGTAGCGCGACCAGGGATTCCATACCACCACCCAGATCATCGGGTCCGATTTCTTCACCGGGTCCCAAAATACCGCGCTTCGTGGTAATCGATTGACCGGCGGCAACCACCGGGGCCGGGTCGCGGGGTTCGACCGCTTCGGACTCGGGCTGGATCGGTTGGGCTTTCAAACCTTTCAACATTTCGGCCAATTTGTTGTTATTCAATCCGTCCGTTTTGGCGTCCGGGTTGATAGCGACAATCGACTTAATCAAATCTTTATTACTAGCCATGTTAATAGCTCCCTAGAGAATCAGGGACCGGAGCCCCCGATTAGCCAGTGTTACGCTTGGGTATCGATACAACCGAAACCGTCGATCTGGACCGGAATAAGCAAGGTACGACTTTCCAGCTCGCCCATAATCTGCTTACCGTTCGGAGTCGCGTAAACGTTCGGGGTTACGTCGAACGCTTCGGAACGCGAAGACAAACGACCAGGCAGCAGACCAGCGACTCGTGGGTCGGGACCCAGCGGCAGCGGAACACGGGCCGACGTCATATCGAAACGGGTACGGCTCGAGGTCATAATAACCTTATCCGGCGCCACGTACTCGATAGGACTGCCGGTCTGCGGATCTTTAAACGTGTCTGGATACGTCCACATTTCGAACCGATACGAACCGACCCACACGAAGCCGTAAAACGTTGCACCCGAATCGGTGAACTGTGGCGCGACTTCACCGATATCGATACGGCGATTGTCCAGAAACTCTTTAACGTCCGCATGCTTCAGGAAGTTATTAAGCGCAACGTCGCCGAATACCAAACGGTCAGCGTTAATCTTACCGTCCGACCGAATTACCTTCGCCAGCGCTTGCAGATCACCCAGGGGATCGGAGGACGCATTATCCCAATCCACACCAACGGTGGGGAAGTGGGTAGCCTTCGGTTTAAAGTCTAGCGTGTAGACGGTGGCGCCGGCTGAGTCGGTAAGCGTCAAGATGCCCGTTTGCAAAATCTGGGACGCCTGCAATTCGACCGCGCGCTTAATCTTATCGTCGACAAGAGCGAAGCCTTGCACCATCATGGCGACCATTTGCGCCGCATATTCCACGCGGGCCGCGCTGAACGGATCTACCCCTGCCATACGGTTAAGCAGGTCGCAGACGTTAAGCGGGAAGCCTTCGCCGTAACTAGGCGGCTCGAATTCCTTAGTCGTGAACTCGTCGAAGTCGTTAAGGTTCGGCCCGGTGCATTTCTTGATAGCGATAGCCACATCTTCGCCGAAGCGTTGAATGTCGATAGCAACCTTATCGCCGTTGTAAATGCCGCCAGGTTTGACGGTGAAAAACCGCGTCAGGAAACCGCTAGGGCTTCGCATCTGCGTGAAGAGCTGCAACCAGCCCTCGCGTGAGATAGTAACGGCCATGGTGGCGGCTCCTTATTGGTTGTCCAGCTCGGCGAGCTGGGTTGTGGTTTGGGCCAGGATACCAAAGTCGCGCAACGCGTCGGCTTCTGCATCGGTGATTGCACCCACCCCGTGGACGACCAGGTCGCCGCGACGAACTCGACCGGAAATAATTGGGCGGAACGGTACAGTACCGACCCCGGCGAATACTTCTTCGTCGTGCAGTACCATCATGGGGATTTGAGCCCCGCCGGCACCGACGCGATCGTATACGACGATATTACCGTCGGCCGCTACGATCATGGTAAAGAAGTCGGCGACCGCGAGGTCGGTAGAGCCGTCGGTAATGGTAAACTCCAGCCCGGCCGCTTCGAATACGGTGGCCGCGCCTGCGCCTGCGGTCATAATCAAATCGGAAGCTACAATCGCGCCGTTAGGGTCCTTAAGCTGCAGGATACCGCCGTTAGTTACCGCGGTGGTTACGGCAAGCACGTACGTTCCCACGATTGGAACCACTTGCCCAGCGACCACGGTTGCCAGGGTAATCGTACCGTTGCCAGTATTACCGCCGTCGGCCGCTTCGGTTATCGCGTCCGCTACAGATTTACGGGCCAGGACAGTACCCTTAACGTAAGTTACGGCGCCAGGTGCAGACAGGATTTCATCGTCGAAGACGGGATCCCAGATAACAACGCCGTTAGGCGCGTTATTCGTAATTTCGAGAGTAGCCATGTTATTAAGCTCCCAGTTCTACGTTACAGGAAGCGGCAGCGGCAGCGAGGATATTATCCCCGACCTTAGCGTCCCGCGCGTTGTCGTCTTCCGGCGTATTGGCGTCGCCGGCGTTAGCGTTAACGTCGTCGTCCTGGCGGTTGTTAACGTCGCGACGATTCATACCGGCGGCCATATAGGTAGCTTGCAGCGAGGCAGTCATACCCGAACCTTCGGTAATCGCAGTTACGGCGGTTTTCATATCGCCGGATGCTTCGCCCATCGTAAGGTGCGCCGATACGCGGTCGCGTTCTTCTGTTTGGCCTACTCCCACCGCAGCCGCGTACACTGCGGGGTGTTGGGCCTTTAGCTCTTGAAGGTCCATAGGTCCTTTCTCCGAGTCGTTCCCGCCTTTGTGGGCGGCTGGTTTATTATCGGCACTTGCAACAACTGATAACGACGGTTTAACCACCGTCACCGCGTCAATCATACCGCGCTTTAATGCTTCGTCGGCCAGGAGTGTAGCACCCTGCCCAAACTTGGCGTTAACTTCTTTTGTGGTCGTGCCGCGCCCCGTGGCGATGGATTCGACAAAAATTTCATGCAGCGCGTCCAGCTCTTCCCGGACCATCGCGACGCCTTCCTCCGTGGTTACGTCGGGTCGCTTCTTAGGGGCGTCCGTGCTGGTAATCGTAACGATATCGTCGGATACGAAGAACTGTGCAGCAACACCCACACTGCCGAAACTGGCGGCGCGGCTCGTTGCGGTAATCGTATCGGCCGAAGCAGCAATCGCGAACGCTGCGGACGCTGCCATATCGGAAACCACGGCGTTAATGGGTTTATTCGATGCTTCGATCGCTGCCAGGGTCTCGAACAAACCGCTAACAGTTCCGCCGGGGCTATCGATATCGAGGACGATTTCCTTAACTGCAGGGTTCGATTCGGCTTCGGCTATAGCGCCAATAATCTCGCCGTACACCGTATTACCACCCCCGAAAAAGGCCGCCATCCAGTCGGGCGATTTCGTCAACACTCCCTTAACCGATATCTGGGCAGTCTCGCCAGCCACCGCCATAATACGGCTGTTCGATTCCGCACTAATTGACCCATGGACAGCTTGAAATTGCGCCCGTTGGTCGGCGGTCGGAACCATACCAGCCTGCTGGGCCCGTTCGATTTGCTGCCGTACCGCTGCGGTAAGTAACCACCATTCCATAACTAAAATCTCCTATTAACCGGCATCTTAACGCACTTAAACAAGCGACGCCAATAACGCAGCCGGTACGAGGTCGGCATCGATTAACCACATTGAATATTCTGCAGAGATGTCTGCACCAGTGCCGTCCGGGGTAGCTAAGTTTTTAATTTGCGAAAGCGGGCCCGCTAATATAGGGACGATCAGATCAGAACTGATATTACTGGTTCCTTCCCGCTGCAACCCGTAGCGAATTAGAGTTCGGAACACCTTGCCGGGTTTGCGGACTCTAAACTCGAAAATAGCGCCAGTAGACGCGCCCGTGCTTTTGTTAATAGCCGTCGAGAAGTTGTTAATAAACGCGATTTTACCCGCGGGAACTACCATTGCCGTCTGGGCCGTCTGTTGGTCAATAACGCCGATAGTTGCATAGACCCTAGCCCCATCCCCGACTTTGCGAATAGTAACGAGGCTGGCCAGATCGGTACCATTACCATTAAACGCCCGGTTAACAGCGCGCCAGGTTCCGGGGATAGGTACCACCCCCGCGACGCCTGCGACGCCGCTTAACGCTAACGTTTCGGTTTGAATCGCGCCGGCGGCGTTCAATCCTTCGATTGTAATATCCTGGGTATCCGTACCGACCGCAAACATCTCGATAGAATCGCCCGCATCACTGGGAAACAGATACACGGGTTGAGCTGCCGCGTTTTGCCACACATCCGCCCGCACGTCGACCGTGGCTACAGGGATATGACCGAACTTAACGTCCGGTTCCATACCTGCAACTATACCCAGACTCACCGCATCCATATAACGGTGCGCCTGCATTAACTCCTGGAACGTTTTTTTATTAGCCATTGTCGACCACCTCGTTAAGTGCGACGACAACGTCGTCTAATGCGTTGATAGCCGCAGCTGTTTCCTGGCCGCCGAACTCTGCTTCCAGTTCTAACAACGGGCGGAGCGCGTCGGCTTTTTGCTGATTTTCGCGCTTGAGCCGCTTAATGTTTTTCGAAAATTTCGAACCGTCTAACATTCGCGCCTGCTTCGCGTTAGTTGACCACCCTTCACTAACTAACAATTTCGCACCCTTGCCCGACTTAAGCATATCCGTGGACGGTTTAATCGACCCGTACCAGTCCGTTGCAATCCACGCGCCGAAGACGTCGTATTCGCTAGGCGTACGCCAGGCCTGTAGCAGTCCCGGGGCGCTAATTTTACCCTGTAGCGTTTCGCTAATAAGCCAGTCGACGTAAATAGGGTTACAGAATGTCTCGCCCCAGTCCGACCAGACTTTATTTAGGTAGATTTTAAATTCGTTAATGGCCGCCTGGCTGGCGCTGTAGTTATTCGAGAACGATAACCGCAGTATTTCGGGCGGGATTTCGTTAGCCCACGCGATAGCCTGGATAATAGCTTCCTCGAACGAGCCGAAGTTTACATCGGTACCCTGGCCGCCCAGTAATTCGATTTTCTCGCCGGTCTGCATTTCGTCAATCGTTACGCCGGGTAACATGGATTGTAAATTTAACGTCCGTGGCGTAACACCGACGCCGTCGGTTACGGTCGCCTGGTCGCGACGTATCGCCCCGCCCTGGAACGGTAACGAGCCTGGTTTGTCTTCGGTTTTGACAACCTGCATCGCAATCAGCGAGTTAATAACGGCCTTACGCTGCGTCGAATCGCGGTACCGGTCGACTTCCTTAAGCGACTGCAGTATCAGGGATAACAGCGGCTCGCCGCGGACTTCGTCGAGTCGTTTATCGCAACCGTAAACCAGCCACGAAATACGGCGCCCGGACTTCTCGCCGACCGCTGGTATACGCTTCGAGCTGCCGTCGTCCTGCTGGACCCAATGGGCGACCACGCGGCCGTTAGCGTCCAGTTCGACACCGTGGCGTATCTCGTGCCCGTTACGTAGTGTCGAGCTACCGCCTAGCGGCGTCTGGACCTTGTTACCGCTTACGAGCTGGACCATAGGTAACTTGGTTTGCTGCGAGTGCCGAATAATAACCAGGACGTCGCCCGCGATAAGCGCTTCCATCCGTGCCGCCCGTTGGATGGCGCCGAAGGTGCTACGCTTGCGGAAGTCGCAAAGATTGGCATTTTTACCCCAGATACTGAACCGGTTTTCCACGGTTTCGGTCCAGTCCGCGAGGCTGTCGTCGGGTACGCCGATAATTTCTTCGTCGGGGGCGGCTTCGGGAGTTAACCCGGTGTTAATTTCGTTCGTAATCAGTCGACGAATAAGTCCACGCGCGTACAGGTTTTCGCGGAACAATTGGTTAGAGCGTTGCCGCAATGTCCAATAGTCAACGGTGAAAATCTGGGTAGTACCGAAACCGCCGAAGAACTTGTCGCCGTTGAAGTCGGCCAGGACGCTAGGCGGCTGGGACGGGCGCCCGTGGCTCGCGCTTATGTAACTGTTTGGGGATAGCTCGCCGGTAACGACCGGGGCTGCAGAGGCGGGCGCGGGCTGTTCGAACTGGAACGTATATTTAATATCCGTCATTGGGACGAATGCTTCGGATAGCGTGGGTAACTTGCGCTTAAATGGGTTTACCATGCTGGCCTCGAAATAATAACGCCGCTACCGTTAAGGCGCGCTTCGAGCGTGGCGCAACGGTTATAGAGCGAATCAATAGTCCGCTGCAGGTCGGCCAGGTCCAGGCGCGTAACGGTTTGCCGGGTTTGTCCGGTGTCGAGCGTATACGATTGCACGTTACCCGCCGCTAACGTCGTCTGGGCGGTCTCATACGCGATGATAGCCGCCTTAGTGGCGTCGATTCGAGCTTGTATAAACGCTGCGTCCATTACATTTTTCCAGCCCTTCCGGCGTTTGTGCGTATCATCAAAGCTACAGGATAGCCCGACCTACACCACCGGTGCAAGCCTTCCGAATAGCCCGTCGTTTTCTACCGCTTCGCAATAGGTCCAAAATTGCCCCCAGTCGACGGTATCGAGTTCGAAGGCCTGGGTGCAGATCTGCCAGGCGATAATTTCTACGCCGGCGTTTCCATATACGAACAAATCCCACAGTTCGTTACGCGCGTTACCTGGGCGGTACCAGTAATAAGACGTAGCGCCGTTCGCGTCGACCTTCTCGCGTCGGGTTTCCCGCGTCAATTCCTTAAGCTGTTTGTCGGTGATATCCACGGGGGCGTTGAAGTGGTGCGGTTTCTGTTCGCCCGATTCCTCGAACCACTCCCGGCGCAATACCGACGCTAACCGGTCCTTGTAATGGTCAACGACGATCTTATAACCGACCGTTCCGGACTGGGTCGTAAACTCCGCGAATTCTTTGATCGTGGCGTTTTTGCCTGGACGGTCCCGGCCCAGGATCGGGTAGACGCCGCCGGCATAGTCGCTGCAGAACTGGGTAACCGTGTCGTTAGCGTAACCGGCGTCGATAAGCGTTAGCATTATCCGATACTGCTGTCCGTCGTCGGCGGTATATGTGGTTTCTTCGATCAACGAGCGGAGCCGGCCCCATACCGGGCTGCTGGTCTCGCTACAGTCGTCGTCACTACCTTCGACTTCGAACGACCAGTAGTCGACAACGTAGCAGCGCGAATCGCGGGTCCACCCCATAACCGATACAGCTAAAAATTTCTTGTGTACGTCGACCTGGCACGTTAGGAATAGCACCCCGCTACCGGACCACTTCTTCGCGTAGGCGTTCGGTATCTGGCCCAACCGGTACACGGCGCGACGATGCGCGGACACGGCAGTAAACCGAATTTTAGAACCCATTATCTCGAACGGTTCGGCCAGGACGTTATTATAAAATACTTGGTACTTACCGATATCCCGGACCTTGCGTTCCACCGGGTCGAACCCCTTAAGGTACGCGCTTACGCATTTGGACCATGGCTGGAAGCCCACGGGGGAATAGAACGCCGGCAGATGGTACGAACGGATACCCTGTTCGGCGGGGCGGGCGGTGGGTACCCATTCGGCGCCGTGGGCTGGGTCGAATAGTGTTGTTTTGTCGTGTTCGAAGTGGGGCTCGCCACAATTGGCGCAACAATACCGGACCGAATCAGGCAATAGGAAACCGTCGTCCAGGTCGTAGCGGAATCCGCCGATAATACCGGTTTCTTTGTCAATCGTTTCCCACCGTAGTTCCTGGGGGAAGCTGCAATGTTTACAGCGTACGTTATATTTCCGTTGGTCGCCGCGCTCATACTGATAGGCGATTTTAGACTTCCCTTTGATCAACGGGGTGCCACCCCGGTAAATCTTCCGGATATCCCAGAACGCCGAACAGCGATCGTCCGTCAATAGATCCGGATCGCCGTCTTTGCCGACCGTATCCGGCCAGGCGTCGATTTCATCCTTAAGCATCAACATGATCGACCACATACGCATTTTGTCGGCGTTATTTGCACCCCCAGGGACCAGGAAGCCGCCACCCATCCACTGCAGATGATTAGCAGTTTTACCGGTCTTGCGGCTGTTCCCTTCGTCCGACGATTTGATTACGTGGGCTAGATCCGACTGGGCTAACATCGGGAGAATATAGTTTTCGATACGTCCCTTAACGAGTTCGCGGTCCGCCGATACCAACATGCACGGGCGCGTTTTGATATTGGCGATATAGTACAGGAGGACCGATTCGAGCATCGTTGAATAGGTAATCTGCACCCCTTTCTTAAGGTTCACTTCTCGGACCGGGCTACGCGGGTCGCAAGCATCGACCAGCTCGCGCATAAACGGATTGACGTCGAACGACATAAACCCCGGGAGCGGCGTAACGGAGTCGGGAAGGTACCGCGTCTGCTCGTTAAATTCCACGGGGGTAATGTGATCGATCTGATCCGTTAGCCCGTCGATTTCATCGGCTAGCCATCCGGCGCCCAGGTCTTCGAAGTCGGCCATTAGGTTAGAATGAATCCGGTAACGCTACAGCCCGAACAAACCACATCTGGCCGGTTTGCAGGTTTGTTTTTGCCAGCGCCAAACAACGCATCGACTCGTTAAACTGCTCCGGGATTAGATAGGGTAGGCAGTCGCCGCGGTCGCGCTCGCGCTCGTTCTTAACTTTATCTAACAGCGCCCGTGTCTTTTCGGCGTGGGCTTTAATCTCATTCATCAAGTCAATTTCTGACTGGCTTAAATCTCGATAGCCTTTGATTTTTTTGTGTTGATTTTCCATGGTCTCACCTCTGATTAAGCGTTCCTAAGTACGCGGGTTATTTTCGCTTTCGTTGGTTTTATAAACGTGGACAATTGCTTTGCGACCAGATCTTCGATTTCCTGGACGCCGGCGCCGGTCTTTACCAGCGAATGCGTACGGGTCGCTATGGTCTTCGCGCCGTCCGTTAGCATCCGGGTAAACGCGCCGTCTAGCGTGTCGATCATGCCCGACTTAACCACATGGCGGCTTATCAGCTCGCCCCGGGCCTGGGCGTTCTTAAGCCTGCGTTCGGCTACCATCTCGATTTCTTTAACCGCCTTCAACCAGTCGACGAACGCGGTATCGGTTCCCCACCGGTGGATAACGTCCCGGATAGTCCAGTCGGCCAGGTTCGCCAGGTTGTCGGGTATCTCGCGGAGTTCGGTTTCGTTCGGGGCGGGGTCCTGGCTGAATCGGTCAAGCGCTTCGGACTTCTTTGTCGCCCGGGCCGCTTCGACTCCGCTTACCGGTCGGGCGGTGGTGTCACGTTTTGGCGTTTTTTCCGTTTTGTGACTCGTCACGCCCGCGGCGGTCATTGTCGCTAGTATCGCGTTGGCTCGTACCATTCCGATTTTAAGGCCGCGGCGTATGTTGTTCATGGTGTAACGGTTGGTTCGCCTACAGAGTTCGACCGCCGCTTCGTACATCGGGTCGAGTCCTGTAGCTGGCGGGGGAGCGTTAGCGCGGTCGTGTCTGGTTAAGTATTCCACCGCTATCGGGTGGGCGGCGTCTATACGCTTACCGTCGAAAGCCTGTAGCAACGGGCCTTTGACTGCCTTAGTCACAGCGGCAGCCGATACGCCAGCTAGGCGCGCAAATTCTGATTTGTTAACCAAATTTTTAACCATAGCCCGATTGTAGCGGCTCGTGGCTCTCGGTTCAATCC